TTACATACGCGTCATAGTCTCCGATATCTTCCATTGGATATACTAATTCAGTGCCGGGAAGTTGAGGGTCGTTCTTTTCTTCAGCGATTTTTTGTCTGGTCTGAACCCCTTCGTCTGTTCTTTTAATCTCTACTTGCTGTTCCATTCCCGCCTCAATAAATAGGTTTTGGTCCTGTTTATTTATAGCGTTTTCATGACATATTCCGGAAGGTACAAAGTTAAAAACCCAGAGAAGTATAGAGGCGATCCAAAGAACGTCATCTATAGATCAATGTGGGAAAAACATTGCATGCAATTCTTTGATTCTTCTTCTGATGTTGTTAATTGGAGTAGCGAAGAAATCGTTATACCTTATTTGTATGAAGCAGATAAACGTTGGCATCGATACTTCCCCGACTTTAAAGTGACATGGAAAGATGGTTCAACATCATTAATCGAAGTAAAACCAAACAAAGAAACTACGCCGCCAACTGGTCAACGCAGGACAAAACAGTATATTAATGAAGCATTTACTTTTATTAAGAATCAAAACAAATGGGAAGCAGCAAACGAATACGCTAAGGATCAAGGATGGAGGTTCGAAGTTTGGACTGAAATAGAACTAAGAGCGATGCGTATCCTACCCAAACCAATCAAAAAACTTAAACCACTACCGAAATACTCCCGCAAAAAGAATAAATAGGTTCCATGAGTAACTTATTTCAAACACTAGAACTCGCAGCGTTCCGTTCAGGGATTACGCCAAGAACACGTCAATCACGGGAGTGGTTTAGACAGAAAGCAAGGCAGATAACTGGAATCGATCGTCAAGATTTAATGGGTGAAGAAGAAGTACAAAGAACGTCAAGCGAAATTGCTGGTCATATGTACATGTTCTTTTACGATCCGAAAACAAAAGACAAGTTGCCTTACTATGATCGTTTCCCTTTGGTGATTGTTGTTGGTCCAGCGGAAGGTGGTTTCTATGGTTTGAATTTACATTACTTACAACCGATTGTTAGAGCGAAGTTTTTAGACGCGCTGTTAGAAATAACAAATAATAATAGGTACGACGATACAACGAAGTTTAGTTTGTCATATAGTTTATTGAAACGATCTTCTAAACTAAGATACTTTGCTCCGTGTTTTAAACATTATTTGTCATCACACGTTAAAGGTAGGTTTGCTAAGATATCTGCACCAGAATATGAGATTGCTACGTTTTTACCGACAGCAGATTTTGCGAAAGCAGGGCAATCTAAGGTATATATGGACTCAAGGAAAATAATTAATGCCTTATAATATAGAAGCATTTAAGAATCTGGTGTCAAGAGGCGGCGGGTTTGCTAGGACAAACCTCTATCGTGTTTTATTTACTCCAGAAAACGCTGCTAGAGAACTCAATCTTCTTTGCACTAACGTATCGTTACCAGGAAGACAGATTCTTACGAACGAAAGATTAATCGGTATGACAAATAAAAAGGTTGCATACGGATTTGCTGTACCAGAAGTTACTATGACTTTTCTAACCTTGAACGATTATTATTCTAGGAGATTTTTCGAAGAGTGGCAATCAAGAGTGGTCAACACGAGAGATTACACTGTCGGTTATTATAAAGAATACGTTTCAGATGTTACGATTCAGCAGTTAAAATCTGGCGGCAATATTGCAAGTCTTTTGGTCAGCGGAAACTTTCCCAAAGTATTTAAGGTTCTTGACGCATTGACAGAAATGAACGCGGAAGACGAAGTTGTTTATGGATCAACATTGATTGAGGCATTTCCAACTTCTTTAACTAAAATTGCATTATCAAACGATCAAGATGGATTGGTTTCATTCTCTGTGGCGTTCTCGTTCAAAGATTGGACAAGTAACTTTACAGGTTACAAAAACGATTACTATGATAATTACGAAAACTCAGTACTCAAAAAAGGATTTGACATTTATAAAGCATTGAAAGGATAAAATATTATGGCATTACCCAAGTTGAATGAAACTATTAAGTATGAGATTGAAATACCCTCTACAGGAAAGATAGTTAAGTTTAGACCATATTTGGTCAAAGAAGAAAAAGTTTTATTAACAGCGTTTGAATCAGGAGATCAAAAACAAACACTTGAAACTGTTGTTGATACAATCGAGTCTTGCGTTTATGATAAATTACAAAGAAATAAACTAACGACGTTCGATATTGAATATTTGTTTATGCAGATTAGATCTAAGTCGGTTGGTGAAATATCAAAGGTTGGTATTTCTTGCAACGAATGCGAACATAGTAATGAAGTTGAAATTGATATTTCTAAAGTTAGTGTAACAAAGGATAACAATAAACAAAATGTGATACCAATTGTTGATGATATTTCTGTTCAGATGAGATATCCTTCATTCCTTGATGTTGCTGGAATGACGCAAACAGAAGGAAACGAAACTCAACTTGGATTTGAATTGCTTGCTTCTTGTATTGAAGCAGTAATAACAGAAGAAGAAATGATTCTTGCGGAGGATGAACCTAAACAAGCAATGGTTGAATTTATTGAATCGATGACAGCATCACAAATCAGTAAACTCTCTGCTTTTATGAATGAAATTCCAAAGGTTCAGCATGAAGTTAATTTTACATGTAATTCTTGCGGAACGAATAACACAAGAACTATAGAAGGAATGCAGAATTTTTTTTAATATGCCTCTCTCATGATAATTTGGTGAATCATTATCAGTTAAACTTTCAATTGATGCAACACCACAATTATTCTTTGACTGAACTAAATGAAATGGTGCCTTGGGAGAGGGAAATTTATGTAGCAATGTTGATAGAATATATCAAACAAGAAAACGAAAGGATGAAGGCAAAAAATGGCTGATGAAATAAAACCATTAACTATTGTTCAACAGGCAATGGTTCTTGCTAATGAGCAACGAAAAAGAGATGAAGCATTACAAGGGCAATTAATTCCTGCTGGCACTGGAGACAATCCACAACAACCTTCTTTGTCTGAACAATTCTTTCAAATGATTGAAGTTCAAACAGGTTACTTAGAAAGTATTGCTGCAGATATTGAAATTCTCGTTAATCAGTTTGATGAATTTTTTGCTCAACAATCCTTAGGTGATCTAAAAGACCTAGAATCTGACAGAGAAAAGGGCGGCAAAAAATCGACTGTATTGCCAAAGGGAGAAAAGAAAGACGGATTTTTTAAATCTCTTATGAATTGGATTGATGATTTTAAAACTAGATTCTTATTGTACTTAACCGCTGGTATAGCAGCATTGACTTTGTCTAATTTTGGATTCACTGGATTCTTTGAGAAAAAAATACCAGAGATCATATCTAAAGTTAAGAATTTTTTCGGCGGTGAAAAAGGTATCTTCACGAAAATAAGTCAGGCGATTACTAATTTAAAAACAATGATCGCAGAAAAAATTCCTAAATTTCCTGGTGGCGGTAAGATTGTAGGAATGATTCAAGACATGGCGAAACCGCTCGTCGATTTCTTTAAAAACGTTGGAAGTAAATTAGGTGGTTTCTTAAGAGTCGTCGGAAAAATTCTTTATCCCTTGGCGGTTCTTATGTCTGCTTTTGATGGTTTTAAAGCAGCAGTAAAAGAGTCTGAAGAAGGCGGTAATGTCGTAGACGTTATAAGTTCTTTCATTGGTAATTTTTTTGGATCTTTTATTGGCGAATTTATTAATTTGATTAAAACTGTACTTCTTTGGCCGTTTAAAGCATTCTTAGCAGACGAAGAAGGAAATTTTGATACTTCAACAATGTTGGGTAGTTTTTTGGACACGATCGATAAATTTGATTTTAATAAATTAATTCAGAATATTATTGAAAGTGTTTTAAAACCAATTTCTATGCTCTGGACTGGCGTTAAATCGTTAGCGAACTCACTTGGCGCTGATTTTGAAATGGGCGAGGGAGACAAAGAAAATATAAAATCTAATAACAAAACGGCGATTAAAAGTATTGACGGTCAAATCGAACAGTTAGAGAAAGATTTAGAAAGCGATAGTCCATTTAAGAAGATAGGAAGAGCAAGCACTCAGAAGAAAATAGATCAATTAAAAATTAAAAGACGAGCATTAGAACAAGAGAACATTGAGTTAACGACAACAGCTGTTAGTAACGTCAGCAATACCAGTCGTATAGATCAAACTCAAACGCTTGCTAATCAAACAC